AAAAGAGTCCAAATGCATCGAAAAATGAAAAGGAAGAGATAGATGAAATGGATTTTACTATACCAAGTATGCTCATTGGTTAATAATTTTTGTTATCCACCACTAACAGATAGAGAACTTGTTAGCTATTCACAATGTGTAAGCAAAGGTGCAGAAAAAACAATAGAACTTGTAGCTAGAGCACCTAAAGAATTTGACGAACAGAAATATATAGTTAAATATTGGTGTCTAAGTGAAAATAGTATTAACAAAACCCCAACATAAAGTTTCTTCAAGCAATAAAAGGTTTAGAGTATTAGTATCAGGTCGTAGATTTGGTAAAACCTATTTATGCATTACAGAAATGATGAAGTTTGCTACACAAGTAGGTAAAACAATATGGTATGTAGCACCTACATTTAAAATGGCTAGAGAAATTGTATGGCTTAAATTAAAACAAATGTTGTCAGATTTTAATTGGATTGAGTCTATAAATGAAACAAACTTATCTATAAGAATAAAAAAAACAGGAAGTATAATATCATTAAAAGGTTGTGAGAACTACGATTCATTGCGTGGAGTTGGTTTAGATTTTTTAATACTTGATGAGTTTGCAGATATAGATGAAAAGGCTTGGACAGAAGTTTTGAGGGCATCTGTTGCAGATACACAAGGCGATGTTTTAATGTGTGGGTCGCCTAAAGGCTTTGGTAATTGGTCTTACAGAATGTATGAAAAAGGCAAGAGAGATAAGGAGTGGGACAGTTTTCAATTTACTACTTTAGAGGGTGGCATAGTACCTAAAGAAGAAATAGAACAAGCCAAACAAGACATTGACATTAGAACATTTAGACAAGAGTTTGAGGGTACATTTGAAAACTATGCTGGTGCTGTTTACTATAATTTTCATGCTGTTGACAATGTACAAGAAAAAAAGATTGATTGGACTAAGCCACTACACATAGGTCTTGATTTTAACGTAGATCCTATGAGTGCCTGTGTTGCACAAATTGATAGAGATAAAATACATTTTGTAGATGAGATAGTTATTTATTCAAGTAATACTGACGAAATGGTACAAGAAATTAGAGACAGATATGGAACTAAAACTAGAATTTTTGTTTATCCTGACCCAGCTTGTCGTCAAAGAAAAACTTCTGCTGGTGGTAGAACTGATTTAACAATTTTACAAAATGCTGGGTTTAGTGTTAAATGTAAATTAAAACATAGTCCAATACGAGATAGAGTTAATGCAGTTAATTCTAGATTAAAGTCAGCAGATGGTAAGAGGTATATTTTTATCTCGCCATCTTGCAAAATTATGATAAAAGGTTTACAAAGACAAATATACAAGGAAAATACAAATATTCCTGATAAGGAAGAAGGCTATGATCATATGAATGACGCAATAGGATATTTAACAGAAATTGTAAAACCTTTAACAACAACACCTCGTGATTTTAGACCTCAAAGATGGAACATAAAGCAGAGATAATATGGCATATTCTAGAGATCAAGCATTAGAACTACATAAAGATTATCAAGAAACAGTTAACAATTGGCAATACTACGTACGTAGCTACAATGGTGGATATGATTACACACTTGGTCAATATCTTAACAGATATAATTTAGAACTTGATAATGAATTTAATCAAAGACTAGCCAACACTCCTTGTGATAACCATTGTAAAAATATTATACAAATTTATTCATCATTTTTATTTAGAGTAAAAGCGAGTAGAGATTTTGGTAATATGCAAGATGAACCTAGTTTAGAATCGTTTTTAAAAGATGCTGATCTAGAGGGTAATAGTTTTACAACAGTTATGAAACAAGCACAGAACTATGCATCAATTTATGGACATTGTTTTTTAATTTTAGATAAACCACCAGTTCAAACAAATACAAAAGCAGAAGAACTTGATCAAGATATTAGACCTTATGTATCAATGGTTACACCAGAAAATGTACTAGATTGGAATTTTGAAAGACAAATAAATGGAAAGTACGAACTTAACTACTTAAAAATAAGAGAAGAAGTAGATAAATCTGGTGGCTCATACATGAGATTATGGTTTCCTGATAGGGTAGATACTATTTATGTAGAGGACATAGGAACAGAGCCAACATTAATAGATACTGCCACGAATCAGATTGGCAAAATACCAGCAGTTATTTTATACAATGCAAAGTCACATAAACGAGGCATTGGTCAATCTGACCTAGTAGATATAGCAGATTTACAAAAAGCAATATACAATGAATATTCAGAAATCGAACAATTAATAAGATTAACTAATCACCCATCATTAGTAAAAACAAATGGTGTTAATGCAAGTGCTGGTGCTGGAGCAGTTATTGAAATGCCTGATGAATTGGAGCCAAATTTAAAACCATATTTACTACAACCATCAGGACAGAATTTAACTTCGATAATGGATTCAATTACAAAAAAAGTAGAATCTATTAATAGAATTGCACATACAGGAGCAGTAAGAACAACAAGGCAACAAGTATCATCAGGTATCGCATTACAAACAGAATTTGAATTATTAAATGCAAGGTTATCAGAAAAAGCAGATAATTTACAATTAGCAGAAGAACAATTATTTAAACTTTATGCAGAGTTTCAAAATACACAATTTGATGGCGAAATTAATTATCCTGACTCATTTAACATTAGAGATTTTGCAAGTGATCTTGTTTATTTCCAACAAGCAAAAGCTATGAATATAGGTTCATCTACATTTACAAAAGAAGTTGACAAAGAAATTGCTAGAGCAGTTGTTGATGATGATGAAAAATTATCACAAATATTTGATGAAATAGAATCAAATGCAGAAACAGGACAATTTACTCAAGATGAGCCTGCACAAGAAGATGAAGAAGTTGAAGAAGAAGAAGTTTAATGAATGGCAGACAAAGTACAAGATTTTGCAGAGTACAGAATTAGGCAAATAGAAATTGCTGAGGCAAAATATTATGAATCACTTATAGCAACATTAGATAAAATTGAAAAAGAAGTTGTTAGTCTTGCTGGTAAAACTTTACCAACAGATGATTTAGAAAGATTATATGATCTTAAAATTGCAGTATCTATGCAACCAAAGATTAGGGCTATACTAGAAAGAGAATACTTAGCTTGGTCAGATACAGTTGTTAGAGAGGGTTTTACAAAACAAGCTAAAAGAATTGAAAAAGCATTTAAAGGTATTGGCAATATACCTAGAGAGTTTCAGCAACTTACAAATGCAGATTTAACACTAATTGCAAATTTAAAAAGACAATCGTTTACACAATTCAAAGATGTTTCAAATACTTTTACAAGAAGATTAACTGAAAAAATATATCAATCTACATTAACCAGTGTAGAGTTTACAGAACTCGAGAAAGATTTAAGACAAACTATAAATGGCATATATGCTAGTGCTGATGATAAAAAAATTAATTCATTAGTTAAAAAAATCAAAAAAGATGAGGTTACAGTTCGAAGATTAGATAAAAGAACTACACAAGGTAAAGTTGTAAGAGCAAGATTAGATAAAAACATACAAACACTACAATCTAAATTTGCTAGAGATAGGGCTGGTGAGAATATGAAAAGGTATGCTGGTCAAATACTTAATGATTCATTAAGGGAATTTGATGCACAACTTAACCTTGCAAAGTCTAAAGATGCTGGTTTAACTTATTTAAAATATCAAGGCTCAAACATACCAACTACTAGAGATTTTTGTAGGCTTGTCAGAACAGGAAAACTTGATATAAGAAGAAATGGACTTTTCACAATTGATGAAGTCAAGAAACTATGGCAACGATCATGGAAAGGCAAGAAAGCTGGTAATCCTTTGATAGTTCGTGGTGGTTATAATTGTCGTCATCAATGGTCATTCGTCAATCCAGATTGGTATGACGATAACGGCAAACTAATAATATAGGAGAAAACATGTCAGAAGAAACAAAAGCAGTAGAGCAAACTACTGAAAAAAAACAAGAAGAAACACCTGTTGTAGAAAAAGCACCAGAGCAAACATTTACACAGGCTCAACTTGACAATATTATTAAATCAAGACTTGAGGCAGAAAAAACAAAACATCAAAGACAACTAGACGAACAAAAGAAAAAAGATGATGAAGTGCTTAAGGAAAAGCAATTACAAGATGCTAAAACAAAAGCTGAAATCGAAAAGCTAATGAAAGAAAGAATAGCAGAAAAAGATCAAGAGTTAATGAATATGAAAAATATGATCAAAAAAGAAAAAATTGATAATTCTGTTATGTCAGTAGCATCTAAAATGAATGCAGTAAATCCTCAACAAATTGTAGAGTTAATGAAAAGCAATATTAAATTGTCAGATGATAATCGTATTGAAATACTTGATAAACATAATAATATTAGGTATAACGACAAAGGAGAACTACTTTCGATTGAAGAATCAGTAAAAGAGTTTTTAGATACTAACCCACATTTCTCGAAAGGGTCATTGTCTGGAGTAGGGAGCCAGAGTAGTGTCGAAGGTAAAACTGTAAAACCATTTAATATTCAGGACTTAGACATGAGCAAGGCAGAAGATCGTCAGAAGTATGCAGAGTATCGCAAAAAAAGAGATTCAAGTCCTGTTCAAATAAACTTAACAAATAACAAATAATAGGTAAATAAAATGGCAAATGAAACAACATCGTCAACGGTATCAGAACTATACACTGAAATCGTTGCAGAGGCATTGTTTGTAGCTAGTGAAGTTTCTACAATGAGACCACTTGTAAAAAACTATGCTATCGCTGGTGGTGGTAAGTCAGTTGAAGTTCCGATCTATGCAGCAGTTTCGGCAGCAGCAGTAAGTGAGGCATCTGATTTATCTAACACAGCAATCAATCCAACATCAGTATCAATTACTGCATCAGAAAATGGAATTATGACAACATTAACTGATTTAGCAAGAAACTCTGCACCAAGAAATGTTGCAGCAGACATAGGTAAATTGTTTGGTGAGGCGATTGCAAAAAAAATAGACACAGACTTAACTGCTTTATTTGATGGATTCTCAACATCTATCGGTGGTGCTGGTCAAGAAGTAACTGTTGATAAGCTTTTCCAAGCATCAGCAACTTTAAGACAAGCAGCAGTTCCTGCAGGTTACTCTTGTGTTTTAAATCCAAAAGTAGCTTACAATGTTAAAAAAGCATTAACTAATACTTTCGTAAATCCAA